TCTGGAGTGATCAGTTTGCACTGCCCGAAGGCGTCAGGTGGTTCATTGGGGGTCGGCGTACCGGTCAGGCCCCAGGCGGAGCGGACGATGCCCTGCTTGTTCAACACTCGGTTCATCGGCGCCCACAATACGCCCTTCTTGTTTTTTGCGGATCTCAGTTCTGCTAACTCATCAACGATCACCAGGTCGATATCCGGACGGGCGGCGAGGGCTTCCTCGATGAGTCCTACACCGTGGTGGTTGACGATGTAAAAATCATGCGGCCGAGCGAGCAACTCAAGGCGTTTCTGCCGGCTGCCGTGCAGGACGGCGAAGGTACGCAATGGGAAACTCTCGAAGATGTTCTGCTCCCAAACATCATAAATGGTCGAGAGCGGGGCGGCGATCAGGGTGCGGCGGATCTTGCCGGCGCGTCGGAGGTAGTCAGCCGCCCACAAGGCGCTGAGGGTTTTGCCTGTACGCATCTCGGACAGGCAGTAGCAGCGGGAGTAAAAAGTGAAAAACTCCGCCGATTCAATCTGATACCACCTCGGGGTGTACCTCCCCGGCCAATCATACTGTGTCCTGATCGGGGACTGAACTTTAATTCCGATGTTATTAAGGACCCGGGCGACCTCGAGGGTGTGCGGCACGGCGACGAACTGCCGGCCCTGCACCACCGCCTCCTTGAGATCAGGGAACAGGGCGCGGAACTGGCCGGCGTTGTCGGACTCGATGACGTAGTGGTCGTTTAGGACGCGGATGGTCATTCCTCCTCCACCCGGATCTTCGTAAGTCGCTCTGCTGTCCAATACGCGGGAGAATGTGGTGAGCACTCAGGTACCCATTCGCCTGCTATAAAGTCTTCCTTTCCCGCATATACCTTGTCTCCATGCTCTGCCCAGGAGGGCACACCAGGGCACTCTGTAGTAAGCGACCCCTCAATCAGTCCACAACGCGTGCATATACTCAGGCCTCCTTCGCAAACCGGACATGCGATCCTGTCACACTCCTTGTGAGTTTCCCAAACGTGTTCCATCTTAAACCTCCGAGTCCAAGAACTCCTGGTAATTAGCTCCCTCGTCTATCTCTTCCAACCACTCTTCAAAAACTTTCAAAGTCTCAGGCCCGTCTACCACGAACACCGCCCCGCCGGAGCAGGAGATGGCGTCGATCTGCAGGGCCTGGAAGCCTGTGGGTTTCTTGCCGGGGGCTTTTAATTCTACCCCAAAGAAGACCCCGCGATACTGCCCTATTATGTCAGGTATTCCCTTCACCGACATCATGCCTTGTACTGCAAAGTAGTACCATCCGGCAGCCTGTTTGAACGTCCCTGCCTTACTGGCCGGCTGGATGTCGTAGCGGGCGAGGAGGTCGCGGGCCAGAGATTTGGTCTTGCTTTCCGGAGTGCTCATACCTTCACCCCTATATGCTTGTCGCACCGGTTCATGTCCTGATAATACGGAAAATAATGATCGAGCGATGTGGCCGGACGGTTGCACATCGAACATCTGATGACGGGCAACTTCAGCTTATTGGTGTCCACCAGGCTCTTTCTAGCCCACGTTATTCCAGCTTCTTCATCGAAAACTTCGACAAAGACCATGCCGTTGCAGCCATAGCTTGCGGCAACATGCAACCCTGGCGCAACCATGCCACTGTCGCCTTTGAGTCCTCGGTTTTTCATCTCCTGCCTCCTCTCATGCCGACGACAATCTCAAAAGGCGTATGGCAGGATTTACAGGAAACCGTGAAACATCCGTTGTGCTTTTCCGGTTTCTCATATCGCGCCCACGTCCCGCACTTCTTGCATTGCCTAGGTATTCCTGGTAGGTATTCAGGTCCGTGAGGCTCGCCTGAAATGTCGTCAACAAGGTCAAGGTTATTCATACCAACACTCCCCCAAAGAAAGTCAAACAGGAATGTGAATTGTCTCAGGCTCGGGCTCAAGCTCCAGAGACAGCAAGAAATTCTCGGGCCAAGTGCCTATCGGTGTAGCAAACCCAGCAGCTCGCTGGTGTCCGCCCCCACCATACCGCCGAGCCACCTCAGAGACATCGAAGTCACCGACCGAGCGCAACGACCATGATCGTACCCCTTTCCTGTCGCAGTAGGTCGCTGAGAACGGGGCGTCTGGGTACTGCCGGCAGAGTTCGTTGCCGACTTCACTGACGTTGGCCGAGCAGTTGACCACCGGCACATCGTGGATGTCCCAGAACATGAACCGAACGTCGCGCAGGGCGGCTTTGATCTGGCCGTTGCGGAAGGTCTGGATGTAGCTGCCCACCTTGGTTGCAAAATGGGCAAAGTCATGATGAGTAGCGTTGTCGTGCCACACTTTGAACTTGAATGGCAGTGTGGCGATGTAAAGATTTATCACTTCAGAGTTGTGTAGCTCGAACTTCCACAGATCCCGATCCTGCACGTAGGCGAGGATGGCGGGCATCGGCGTGCGTTTATGGAAATACTCCCAGGTCAAAGCGCAGCCGGACTTGTTCATGCTGAAGATAGCATAGTTGCTGCCCCGCAGGTTCTCCTCCGCAGATTTGTGATGGTCTATCACCAGTAGGGCGTACTTGGCGGCGAGGGCGTCGCAGGTCTCCCGGTCGTAAGAGAAATCGACGATGAGCAGGTGCGTTGTGCCTTCGGGGATCTCCGGCACCGGCTGGTTGTACTGGACTGGGATATAGGTCGCCGTGTCCTGGTAAACTCTCCAGGCTGCGTAAGCTGAGGCAAACCCGTCTGCATCATCATGAAAAAGGACTGTTACTGGTTTCATTTTTCCTCCGTAGTTGCGACTCGTCTGGCGAGTTCTTCTTTGTACTCTTTCAACGCAGTCTCGAGAACTTCGACAGGAATCCAGCATCGTTCCTCGACCCCACTCCCATCACACTTACAAATTATTTCGACCTCGTTTTTGTATATCTCAAGTGTAAAACATCTTTCTGATATCCATATTTCAGGGTCGTGCCAGTCAAGGCGTTTTTCTATCTCCGGCATCATCCATCTCCTTGTTGGTTATGAGCCTATCGGCCCGGGCTTGTGCAACCTCTGCTGCCCACTCATCCTCGGACAGCGGCTCCTGGTCTCTGTCCCAGCACCAGTCTATGTAATCTTCGTATGAGGTGATCATGGATTACTCCTTGATGAATCTTATCAAGGCAGCAGGTATGTTCAGAACCGAACCATTGGGCAATTCTATGATGGCAGTAGAGTACATCCCTGGTCCTCCTTCAAATTCCTCGTACTCAACGCCGAACTGGTGAAAAACAGCCTCGCCAACTTCAACAATGACGTTGCGTTTTACCTCTGGGGACCACTTATATTCTGAATATTTTACTTTCCTCATACTCTCCTCTCCCCGCGCCGTGAGGCGCAATCGTTTACCTGGCACCATGGGCACAGCCCTGACGGTCTGGCCGGGAAGTGCTCCGACGCCCAGGCGTCCTCCATCCGCTGCACCCGGGGCAGGAACTCCTGCCAGACCTTGGGGATCTCTGCCTTGGTGATCGGCTTGATGCCGGTAGTCTGCTGGTGCTTGGTCCAGATATATTTCCCACCGAACTCCTGCAGGTACGGCCTGACCACCGACAGGGCAGCGGCACAGACTCGCAGCTGGTCCTCGTCCTCTTTGATCTTGCCCCCTGTTTTCCAGTCGAAAAGGTTGACGGCGTTCTCCTTGACCTTGGTGACCACTACGTCGAGCTTGGCCCTGAACCAGGCGTCCTTGGCGAACCAGCTCACCGGTTTCAACTGCCGGGTCAGGGCGATCTCAAGCTCGGCCTCGACTTTGTGGCCGGAGCGGAGCATAGCCGTCGCATATTTCTCGACGGGTTTGAGCGCTTCGATGTCCGGGTACGGGATGCCTTTTAGGAAAAGCTCGGCGGCCTTATGCACCCTGTTGCCGTAGATGATAGCCTCGGTGTCTACCCAAGGGATCACGCAGTAAAAACGGTTGGCTGCATAACTCTTGGGGCAATTTTCGTAGGCGGTCAGGGCGGTGTAGCTCCATGAGAATTTCTTCCCGCGGGCGTTTAGTGGTTGGGTCATTCTGTCTCCTCGTTCCTGCACTCGCACAGAGCTGTCCAGTTTGCATCGGCGCGTCCTTTTTGATATCTAACCCTCGACTCCAGAGTCAGAATCCGCTGCAGCATGTAATAGATAAGGTTGTCTCCAGTCAGATCTCTCCACGGTTCTCCGTATCGCAATGCTTCCATGGTGTGATTGTCATGCTGGATCACTGTGTATTTACCGCCGTCCAATTCGATCTTTTCGCTCATACTCTCCTCCTTAAAGAAATGATGCCCTCGCAGTCAGTTACCCAGCCAGAGTGCGATCCTGCGAGGGCATCGGGCACACTACAATTTACTGTGACACGGTTTACAAACTATTGCAAGCAAAAAGTTGCGGGGTTTACTTTTAATATCCTTCGACTCCGGCGGACTTCTGCCACGTGTGGTACGGAATAATTCCTTGATTGTACCTATACTCAAACGACATTCCACAAGTTTCACACTGGATCAACGCCATGGAAAAATCAATAATTGCTTCTCCACCGCAGCGGCACGGGGCCAGTGGTGGGCAATCGTCCACAAGCTGATATGGATCTGACTTACATATATCCACATCTTTCTGGTGCGCCTCGTCGTAGGTCATGGCCTTCTCCTCACATATTTTTGAATTTATCAAGGTCCATCAGGTCTCCCCACGACCCCCCGATCTTGGCATCGACCGGGAACTTGATTGGCAGGTCTACGCCCCAGGCCTGCTTGTAGGGCAGGTTGGAGAGTTTGTCCAAGAACACCTCGGACGCCTGCACTGCCTTAGCCTGTGGAAAGATGAAAAAGAGGCCATCGTGGAGCTCGAAATAAAGATATCCGGAAAACTGCGGCAGTAGGTTACGCGCCACTGCCAGTGCCAAATATTTCTGGTCGCCACCGGTGCCTTGGATTGGGTAATTGATTGCCGTGCTCTCCAACGGCCATGCTTCCTTGCCTGCCCAGTTACCCTTCAGCTGCACCCTGCGCCCGGCGAAGGTCTCGGCATACCCGAGGCGCTTGCATGTCTGAATTTGCGAGCCCCAGTAGCCGCCGTGGCGCTGCCCCGGTGGACCGCCGACGCCAACATAAGCCTGCCGGTAAATGCCTTGGGTCTGCTTGATGAACGTCTCATCAACATCAAGCTCGTACTCTACCCTAGCTTTTGTTGTGGCAGTTCGGGCACTTACGCGATACTGATAGCTGAGATTGCAGAATTTTCCGGCTTTGCGTTTGAACGCGGCGTCGGCATCTCCGGACTTAACCAGTGCCACCAACTCTCGATAATCACACGACGCTACCCGAGCCCCCATGTAGCCGTGTGCGTCCTCTCCAGGGACGCAGAGAGAGAGCATGGTCTCATCTCCAGAGGCGACAGCCATCCACCGGAACTCCTGGCCGGCGAAGTCGAACTCACAGAGCAGATATCCTGGAGGCGGCATGACTAACCTCCTGTAATCCTTGCCCCTTTTCCACTGGTGGAGAGCAGTTCCGACTGGCACCTCGCAGTTCCTGGTGACGATCGTCGTGCCGTTTTTCTTGGTAGTCTTCTCGACCTCCTCGGTGGCCTTGTCCGAACTGCCATAGGTAATTCGTGAGGTGTACGTCGAGAAGATTTTCGCCTGCGGCCTGACCCTGCCGTCGCCATTATACTCCAAGGACTTGAGTGTGCCTATAGCGTACTTGGTGCGATTGTTCTTTGCCTCTCTGAGTTTTTTCAGCAGTCTCGCCCGAGGATCGATGGCGGCAAGGTCAAAGAGGGCATACTTGTCGGTGCTGGGGAGTTTTGTTTTCCTGCTGAACCTGGCAGGCATCAGCCCCCAGGTCTCATAGAGCAGGGCTTGCAGTTGCTTTGAGCTGCCAAGGTTTATCCCTTTAACCTCCGGAGCCTCGGTCAGCAGTTGGCGATAAGTAGCCACTGCCTCGGCTGCCAGGACATCGGCCAGATCCTGCGCTGCAGACTCCGAAGAGACGATACCCATGACTCTGGTCTTGGCGATCATCGGAATGCACCTGGCCTCGATCAGGGCTGCCCGTTGCTGTTCGTCGTTGAGCATCCCCCAGAACTTTTCAGCCAGTCGCAGGGTCCACTGGGCATCCATCCGGTTGCGGTGCAGCAGCAGGTCAAGGCTGGCCTCGTCAGTTGCTTGGAAGTCGTCAAACTCCTTGAACCCAGCATCTTCAGGATGGAACTCGTGCATGGCCGACTCAAGGGAGTAGCTTTTACGTTTCGGCCTGGGGATATCCTCACCCTCCGGCTCGACGACAGCATGGCGCCAAAGCAGCATGGCATCCAGCCATTTGACCTGGAAAACCTCCTGCTCCAAGCCGACAGCGATGCACCACGCTGCGTCGAACGCGACGTTCCACCCTACCATATACCTGTCTTGGCGAACGGCCAGCAGGAGCATGTTTTTGACCGCCTGGGTGGTCGGGTAGAGTTTGCCTGCAGTTCTGTCTGCTGTGGCGACACTGGCCGCCTTGATACTTGCCTGGCCCTGTGTCGCTCGGAAGGGCTGCAGGCCGTACTCAGGCAGGTCGCCGTGAGTCTCCAAGTCGAAGCCGAGGGATGGTGGGAAGTTCATCTCTTCTTCCTCCGAGTCCACACCGGTGCGGTTTTCTCCTGCCTGATGGCCTTCCAGCCTGTTTTTGGTGCGACTTGCGGCT